ACAACATAATAGTACGAGGTTGATATGCTCGTTTCTTATTAATACGTTGACGCTCTTGATATTGTGCAAGAGGGGTGAACAGACGCATCTGAGCATCAATTACACTGTCTACGTCATCCTTATAACGACGTCCTTCAAATGATTTCTTACCTACGTCATAACTAGAGAGACTAGGCATATCTGCCATATCTCCTAGATTAAGAATTACATCTGGCTGTTTATCCAAGATGTATGCTGCAATATGATCAATGTATGTAGTATCTACACCGGGCTTCACTTGCATGTCTGGCAATACCAGAATTTTCATTGTTCAATCCTTGCTCTGTAACTAATAGGGAAAGCTGCTTCTACATATCCAGCGATAAGCTCAGCTACATCCCTAGATTCTTTCTGTGTATGTGGATCAAGACGGAGGACAAGCATATCTAAGAATGCCCCAAGTGTTCCTGACCATATCCACTCTGTCATCATGTTCTGAGGGAGGAATGCTCTAGCTACTTCTGGAGCTACGCCCTCTTCAAGGAGGTACTCGTAGTCCTTTAAAGCTTCTCGCATACTGCGAGGCTTCCAATCTACGCTCCAGACCACATCACTGCTGCCTTGTTTCTTATTATCAGCTCGCATGCGCAGCTCTGGCATGTAGAACTCAGGCTCCTCATCTACGTATCGACGAGACACTTCATTCCAAGGCATAAACTTATGTTTAACCAGTTGACGAGCTACGAAGATGGGGGCTTTAATACGGAAGCTTAGGAATGAATGATTGAATGGTGAGAAGTGCTTATGCTTAGCTAGATAATTGATGAGCTTCTCATCTCCTATCTTCAGGATGCCCTCACGAGGACCAGCCTCAGAATCCTCCCACCATGTCGATTCCTTATGGAAGCTTACACGAGCTGCATTCACCACATCAAGATCATCCCCCCATCGTTCAGGATGGATTGGTGTTACTTGTATGTCACTGATTTTCAATCTTGTACCTCGTCTCAATAAGTTTATCTAGATAGTGCTTGGCTTTCTCCAAGTCTTGCAGACCTGCCTTATCAGCGTGTCGTGAGACGTATTTAACTACATTACCTTCTAAATATCCTAAGTTATTAGAGATAATATAATCCCAAGGTTGAATAGCTTTCTTACGGTAATGGTCACCACCGACTTGAACATCATTACTACTCATCACACCACCAATGCAAAACCACGTTCAATCATTGTTTCTTTAAAGCGTTCCTTAACAGGAGTACGCTCATCCTGAGGAATCTGATTGAAATATCCTAGAATAAGAGCTACACCTTTAGAGTTAATACGGCGTTCTTTGATATTAGCTTCAGCAATGTTTGACAACACAACTGCTCGATTACGAGATTTCAACACTTCGTTCTCCACATCGTTAAACAAACAGAAACCCTTGTAATCATTCTTATTTGACATTCATTTTCCTTATGGTATTTTCTAACTTACTTTTATCTTTATGACAAGCTTTACAGAGAACCTGTAGCTTATCTTTCTCACAGAATAAATTCTCTATGAGATTGTCCCACGTAGTAAATCCTCCTGTTGACACAATTGGATTGATATGGTCTACTTGTACGAGTTTCGCAGGGTAATCAAGTTGGCAGTACGCGCAGCGATAATGTTTAGCAATACGTCCTGTGTGATGATTGATTTTCTGTCCAACACATGCGTCATTAAGGCATGCATACTTTGGAGGCCATCGTTGAGACGCGCTTCGTAGTCCTGATTTGATGAAGGAGTGATAGCGGGATTCGGTCCAGGTATTCCCATTGCGAGTTTTGTCAGCCAATCAGTTTCCCTCTTCATCGTCTATTGTCCAAGGTGTTATTGTGAAGCAATGACGAGCGTATCCACCATGTTTGTCAACATATGCTATTGCCAGTTCTTCAGTGGAAAATACACCATCGACCATGTGATCCTCATATCCACTCTGCCACGTAACAATCCATACTGTTTTCATACAGGATGCTCCCATAGCTTTACGGTTCCGTCTTCGTTCAATTCTCTCGTCATCCATAACAATCTCCCTTGTTCAAGAAGCATATCCTCTGCATCATCCCCATACATGCTCCTATAAGCCTCTAGGACAGCTTTATACATCTCGTCAAGGGTAGTGCAGCCTTGTAGTATTCTAAACGCTTTAACAGGTCCTGTTCGTCCTCCCAGTCCGGGAATAGAATCAATACTGTCTCCCATTAAGCACTGGGCATAAAAGAAGGATTGTCCATGTCCTGACAGCTTTTTCCCATTCTCTGACATGTACACACTTCCCACGGGGTCATGTAGCACTGGCCCATACGAGGGCTGTTCTCCACACTCCCAAGAGTAGAACCATCCTGGGACTTGTCGTAAGTCCTTATCTCTTGAACAGATGATTGTACGAATGATTTCGAGGACTTCTGGGTGATCTTTGAAATACTGTTCTCGTCTTGTTTGCTCAATGGCCATAAGGTCATCTGCTTCCATTCCCGTTGATTCTCTGTAGTCATACATTCCTTTTATATATGCCTTTAGATTCTGGTAATGAAAAGGCTTATTGCCGGGACGTGCTTTATAGGGAGTACGCTTGGCAATGTCATAACGAAAGTTACCCTGTCCTGTAAGGAATAGGATGGGAGGAGCCGTAGCTCCCACCATAGCACAGATGTTTGCTATTTTATTCTCTAGCAAATCTCTAGCTTTATCAAAGGGAGGAGGATCAGGACTATCCCAACCTACCTCCACTCCGAATCCTACTTCATAGAGAAGCACGTCACTATCAATTAGTGGCTGCATTAATAAGGATTGTCTTCAGCTTCGGGTTCTTCCTGCTTAACAGGAGCCTTAGCAGCAGGCTTACCACCAAGAGCAGCTTCCAGCTTACTACCATTGTAATTTAGATTCTTCTGAATCTTGTCACGAATCCACTGTGGCAACTTAGCAAACACTGCCATGTCAGGCTCATCCAAGCTAAACACTGTTGTAGGATTCTGCAGCTCTGGACACTTCTCAGCATCCTTAGCACGCATTGCTGACAAGCCAGCTACGTTAGTGTAAACCTTATCACCCACCTTGTTGTTAACCAAGATGATGTTAATGGGTTGACCAACTGCTTTACTCAGATCACCATCCCACTCACCCTTGGGATCAAATGCGTTGTAACGCTGTGTACTCTTAGCCTTATCAGCTTTGAGATTGTGGAACGGAAGTGTCTCACCAACCCAGCGTGGCTTATCCTCAATGTCATTGTCATCAGCATCCTTCATGAATACATCAGACAATTCATACGTCAGGATGATTTCCTGCATAGGAGCCTTAGCCACTCCTTGGAATGCTTTCTGTGGCTGCAAGCCCAAGTCAATCAATTGAACCAACCGTCCGGGATATGTACCGGGATCAATAGCAGCTTGATCAATACGTTCCTTACCACCACCATTACCTGCTTGCTTTGCGTTAAATGCCATTCTGATTACTCCTTGTTAGCTTTGATAGTTACGTGATCAAAAGATGTTGTAGGGATGAGATGTGTTGCACCTTCATGAATCAATAGTACCAAGCATCCACCAGTGAGTTGGTATCCAGCTACATTGTCATATGTAGCCACATCATCAGCTACTGGATCATACGTAATGATATTTACGGTACACAGAGCTTTCTTAACTTCCTCTTTCTTAACCAAATCAACCACTTTATCTTTACTCATTAATTTCTTTCATTTTACGTTTGTAACGAGCTACAGTTCCGTAGCATACGTCATACTTGATTGCAATCTCTGCACAATTGACACCGTTGACTATTTCTTCTTTAATTAGTTCAATACGCCCTGCGTATCTTTCAAGATTAGTCTTTGTCTTATGTGCTGAGACAGTTAACAGTTGTAGGTGTTCAGGATTACAACATCTACGATTCCTACACTTATGATCTAATTCATAACCATCAGGTATCGGTCCATTCTTAGCTTGCCAAGTTGCTCGATGAAGCAGTACCATCCTAGGCTCCATTCCTTTACCATTGTAAACTCGATGGTATCCATCGTGATTTACAGAATGGGATGTACAAACAATACATCCGTCCTCTAATTGATAAAAGGTTATTGGTTTACCTTTATTACTGTCAATGCGTTTCGTACCAGTTTCGACCATATGAAGCGTCTCCTATGTGAGGACATTTAATGTTAAAGAATATACCAGCATCTGTAATAGCTTGCTCGCATATTACCTTTACCTCTTCTTTGATCTCTTCTCGACACTCAACCTGATACTCGTCATGCATCCATGTACAGAATCCAAAATCTACACCATATTTGAACTTTGCCGCCAATCTGGAATTAGCCAGATTATAAGCTTTCGCCATCATAATACTTTCATCGGATTGCAACAGATAGACTAGCAACTGATGTTCTGAAGGAACTTTAATAGGTCTACCATCCAGAGCTGTGATGCTTCCATCATAGTATTCCATTCGATTAAACTTAGGATTGTAACGCTGTTTAGCTGTTGCTTTCCACTCTTGAGAGAGTCGTTCCATTAGATCACCCAACCCGTCGAAACCCTTATACAGTTTCTCTCTGAGTTCTTTCCCCCTACCTACCTGCTTAGCTGTCTTACCTAGCTTAACATCCCCTCCTCCAAACAATAGGCAGTACATAACATTCTTAGCAATATCCCTACTCTCTATATCTCCAATCTTCTTAGTTAAGGAGTGAAGGTCTGTGCCCTTAGACTTGTCCCCTGTTGTGAGAGCCCTGATATACTCGGAGCTTCCCATTCGTCCTCCAAGCATACGAAGTTGGCAACTATCGGAGTCAGTTCCCACCAATACGTAGCCTTCTTTGCAGATGAAGATTCGTCGCATTTGCTTTCCGAAGAAAGATTTTCCAGCGGCGGGAATGTTAACGATGTTTCTGTGGGTGGCTCTGCCAGTAACGGCGAGAGTATTAACGACACTTGCAATTCTCCCATCTTCTCGTACAAGCTGTTGAAGTCCCTCAACAATGCTTCTACGTTGGCGGCATTGCACTCGCTTTGCAACAAGCTTTCCAACCTTGTCTTCAAGGCCTTCAAAAGGGTCATCCTTAGAGAGCTTAGGGGATGTTCGATCTCCATCATCATTTGTATTCCATTCTAGGGGTTCCCAGCCTAAGCTTAGGAGATAGTCTTTAGTTTCAGCATTACTGTTTAGGTCTACTTTACGAAAAGATATACGAGAGAAAGGCCCACAGACACTCCTATCGTCATCCCGCAAACCACCATCAGCACACCACTTAACAACATTTTCGGCATATTTACCGGATTTGAGGAAAGGCTTTTTGACATAGCCAAATTCACCTGCTTTCTTTGTTTCATTTATCTCCAATACATCTGGAAGCCGTGGTGTAAGCACAGCATCAATACGATCAATCCATTTAGTTAATTGCCTGATGCATACCTTCATATGCTCTTGATCAACTAACCAACCATATTCTTCCTGTTTCTGTAGATTCTCAAATAGCTCGAAGGAAAGGAGAAAAGCATTACGCCAGTTCTTACCCTTAGCTTCCTCAAGCAAAGCATAATATGTAAGCTCAAGAATCTCAGTATCTTCTGAACAACGATGAAGCATCTCTTCAGAGAAATTCTCCCAATCATTGTGCTCGGGCTTACCTCTACCAACTCTCCATCCCCATGCTTCAATACTATTGGGACCAGTTTGCTTGTTGGGACAGTTATACGGAACCATACGTTTAGGGTCTAGTAGACGAGACATGATGAGCGTATCTACTTTTTTACCCTTAAACTTATAGCCGTACAATCTTTCCAACAGAGGCCAGTCATATCCAATACCATTGTGAACAATGAGAACATCGAACGTATCAAGGTAGTCTAGGAACTCCCTGATCTGAGTTGGACGGAAGCTCCTAGATGCACCACCTAGTATTTTTACTACAGCACAGTGAACGTGTGTAGCTTCATTGACAAATCCGTTTGCTTCAACATCGAAACAAGCTACTCGCATTTTCTGATCTCTTTCAGATCATTTAACACTTTCTCTAACTCATCAGCTGATGCATCACTTTTAAGCAGATTAGCTCTCCAAGAGATAATTCGGATATTAGTTTTTACATATCCCTTTCTAGGATCAACTCTGTCAACTGATGGAGATGAATGATTAAATCCAGTAGAAATCCCAAAGGATAAAGGGATTCCTAATACTGGACATGTTTCAGGAATTTTTATATCAGATTCCTCTAAATCAAATTGAATATTTTTAGATTTAGCTCTAGATTTAATTCGAGATAGAATATATTTTTCAACGGATGCTTTTCTCTGCTTCACCCGTTTAGCTTTCATTTTATCAGGATTATTTCTATAGAACGCTTTCTGAACACAACTCCTTGCACAGTAAAATTGATTAGGACGTTTTGGTTCAAACTCTGTATCACAATATTTACATTTCATCAAAGAGTCCTACTTTCATTCCGGTTTCTTCTCTTTTAGTTCAAGTTCAGTTGCAGCTTGCCCTAGCAATGGAATTAAATCTTTGATAGGGTAGGGTTTACGCCTAATCTCAATAATGACTTGTCTCAGTTTTTTAGCCGTATCACTCACGATATATCTCCTTCAGCTCAGTACGAAAGCGCTGTATCGTCTGATGTGTCTTAGCATATGAATGCTCAGTGATTTGGCTAATGTCAGTAGCTGAATACTCCTGATGGAAATATAGCGTAAGGATTTCCTTATGATCATCACTGCGTTCTTCAATCATCTGCATAATCTCAGCCATTACACGAGCTGGATAGTGTGGACATGGAGCATCAGATGTTTCCTCATCCTCCTCATCGCGATATACATATCCTTTCTCTCGATTCTGATACTCACGCATTGAATTATTGAGAATGGTAGTAAACCAACGATCAAAGTGTTCACCACTCCAAGTACGCTGGAATCGTATGGCTCGTTCATATGCTGTCTGTACAATATCTTCAGCAGCAGCTTCAGAGCCTGAACGGAAGTACATACGTTTAACTAGCTTCTGACGATTGAGAAGATAGTGACGTTCAATTAGTGGGATATGCATAGATCGTCCTGTTGATTGTTTCTAGACTAAATTTCATTAAATAATCCAGTCTTGTTGTCCCAATAAAGCTTAAATCGTCCTACTTCTCCATATTCTCGATCTTCGAGGAGAACAAGTGTTCGTAGATTTCGCTCTTCCGCTGATAGATTAGGATCGCGGTTGCCTTCCAATCCGAGCATGAGATTGCAGCTACGAGCCATAGCCCTAGACCCAGCAAACTGACTGCTAAGTACCTCCCCACCTCGCTCATGAGGAGGACCTGCATCAGGATTACGCAAATGACAAAATATAAAAATGACAACGTTAAGATCGAGAGCCATTGCAGACAGCTCTTGAGCAATCTCTTGTAGTCGTGTATTAGCATCTGCTGCATTCATTCCGTTGGTTAGATTGGTAATTGGATCAATGATGATAGCCTTACAACCCTCTTGAGCTGCTTGGCGTATATCAACCTTCAAGCTTTCCCAGCCTACGTGTTGATATAGATTAAGCATGTAGAGATGGTCTTTAATCACCTCTCCAGCCTTATCATATGCATCATCATCAAATGGCTTATTAGGATCATGAAAGAATTTACCAGCAAGCTTACCAGCGACAAGCTTATAGGTTTTCTTATTAGATTCCTCAGGCTTAATTAGGAATACTTTCCATCCATGCTCCTTAATGAAATGTGCAGCTAACGTGTTAACTACTTCAGATTTACCTTGTTTCTGACCGGCACCCAAGTAGATGGTTTCACCCAATCGGATACCTCGTGTGGCATCTGTGATATGTTTCCATGGCCACGATACTCCAAATGCTGCATGTTCCTTAGATACTGCATGCAAGTCATTAGCAGATACGAGTCGTGTGTTCTTAGGCTTCTGAGCGTTGAATTGACAAGCATTGTAACATGCTTTAGATCGTCCTTGGATGAGACACTCATTTGCATCCTTAGCTGGTAGTGTAGCAATAAGAGCATCAGGAATCTGTTTTACAACATCCTCCGCTGCTTTCTTACCCGGTTCATCCATGTCAAAGACTAGGACAATTTCTTTAAATGTTTTTCTTATCTCTGGAAGGTGCTTGACCAAATCCCGGACAGCACTACCAGCCCCGTGTGCAAGAGATACAATAGCAGGATTAAAGTCAGCATATTGAGTTCCTTTGTTATGGTCTTTGAAGATTTGGAAGAGTGCTACAGCATCTAGCTCACCCTCAGTGATGAAGAGCTTCTTACCACCCGCTGCGACAGCTTGATCCCATCCAAATAGGTCTACATCCTTCATAGAACCAATAGACCACATACGCTTGTCTTCGATTACCCGTACCTTATACCCTACAATCTCTCCGTCCTTTCGATACGGATAATAGTGAGTTGTAGGCGTTTGACCATCCTCTTCAGATACGCCAATTTTAATTTCGTAGTATTCGAGCGAGGCTTTAGACAGCTTCCGATCTGGGAGGGCTTGTGTATTGAAATCTTCAATCTCTTTAATTTCATTAGCAATCTCCTCCTTACTCTTAATCTTTACAACAGGCTTATATCCAGCAGGACGATCTTTATATGGATCAGGAATATATTTACCTGTTGCAAAGTCATAAGCATCATACGTTCCATCATCCTGTAGGAAGATTTGTATGCTGCCTACTTTTTCAACACACTTACCGTTAGCCATGCACCACCTTCGGTTTCTGCGCCATTCGTAGGACTTCAATATAATCCTCTGACATACAATCGTGAATAAACTTACTATCCAAGGGCCACCAAAATGCATGCACGAAGTCTCGATACTCGTGGAAAAACCATCCACGCCTGATGCCATACTTCCCATTAGCAAATTGAACAACTTTAATATTCCACATTTAATTATCTTTCTTCAATAAAGCAGCAACAGGCTTTGTATATTTACGTTGCAGGTTTTTCACTTTGGAAATAAAAATCAGGAGATTTTGGTAACTTTCATAAGATCGAACATGCTCTCCGAGATCGGGTTCAATACTCATCAGATCATCTTCTGCTTGATCACAATCAAGACTATTCAAATCATTTACATCAATCATTTGATTCTCCCTCGTTATTTATAACGAAATTCAATAGAAAAATGAACAGCTTCAGCCCCTGTATCAACCTTAGGAACATACCAAATCTTACCTTCAATGCCCTTTGCTAGAGGCACATTGTAAGAAGGGATGATAGCAGGAACTAGAGGACGGGAATATCCACTAGCTACACCCACCATCAATGAAGCCTGTCCATAATGTAACGCTTTACCTATGTACACGGTTGACCTATTATCAGAATTATGGTAAGCACCGAACATAATATGATCTTTTGTTTCAACGTATAGACCGGGATTTGTATTGTTAGGTACATAGCCGTGATCCACATTAGTATGAATAGTACCAAGATGCACTCCAATAGCTAAGATTGAGCCTAACATTATAGATACACTCGTTCAACTTTGAAGCAAGTGAACTCACCCCCAAGCTCCCTCACCTTCTTATCTCGTACAACCTTGCTGTTACGATTTTGCTTGTCAGCTTCAATACGACATTCTTCCTGTGTCATAGGGCCAGCAATTAGAACTGGCTCTGTGTCAAGGGAGAGGAAGAATACTAGTGCTAAATAGTAAATCATGATTTTTCCTTTGAATTAGTAGATGTTTGGCTTGTCTGTGCACCTGGACAGCCTTCCGCACACTTGGATTTCCCACACCACTTGCATCCATGCTTGAATGGAATCATTGGCCCCACCGGGGATGCGCCTGCTGATGCGGCTTGCAAACTAAACCCACCATTTACAGCGGGGTCAGTAGCTACAGCTATGTGCCAGTCAATCAGTGAACGTAGCTTCGCTTTTGCAGATTTATAGCTGTCGCTCAGGTTAGCTACTCCGATATGTGCGCCAATCATTTCCTCGTCACACGCAGTAAGCCAGCCGCAAGAAGGGCCTTTTTCCAACTCAGCCAGCCGCGCAAGTGCTGCGTCACGCTGCTCTTTCATAACAGCGTGTGCTTTCTCAAGCATCAAGCCGTTCATCACTTCGTCGGTGCAGTCAGCCTGCGATTCAAGTTCCTTGATCTCTATTCGCATTACCTCCTTTTGCTGTCGTAGCATGGCGTTCTCAGCCTGCAAAGCCTCAAAGTTAGCCCGAGTCTCCCAATGCATGCGCAGTGCTGCCGCCTCAGCCTGCAAAGCCTCCAGCGCACGAGCTGCTTCATTTGTCAGTGCCGATGCAGCGTCACTTGCGTACAGTCGCAATATCAGGTCTTGTGTGTCTGTGGTCATACAAACTCCTTAAAAACTTCTACATATTTTTCTAGAGTTGTACCCTCTAAACCACAAGCTGTGTTAACCTCAAGGACATACCATTTATCATCCACTCCTTTGATAATATCCACAGCACCAAAGTCAAGACCAAGAACACGCACAACGTCAATAGCATGTTGGAAAGCTTCTGGCTCAACATCAACATCAATGTGTGCAAAGATGAAACCATTTGCATGATTTCTAATCTTCCAATTAACTTCTTCATCTGGAACATCCTTGTTACGAGCCTTACGCTGAGTGAAGAACACTTTGTCACGGAATACGTGGAGGCGATATTCCCCACGTTTACGAACATATTGTGTGTAGAGAGGAGCTTCTTCAAATACGTCTGGGGCAATTACCTCCTTTTCGTATATTTTAATTCCCTCACCACTGTGTCCTGTAAGTTTATGACGAGCAACCACAGCATTACCCTCAAGAAGCCACTTAAAAGCCTCTTGGTTGGATTCTGTCCACTTAGGAATACTAACATGGCCATCTAGTGCTTTAAACGCTTCTAGCTTGTTTACAGCCTTAGCCACAGCATCAGGATGGTTCAGCAATTCTGTCTCATATGTCATGTCACGATAGAAAGCTGAATTGCCCCAATTGATGATAGCACCACTAACGTGAGCATTCTTTCCCTCACGGAACAGGCGCTTAACACCTAGTGCCTGTGAGAGGGCCTTAGCACTCTCACTACCATCAGAATATGGATAGATTTTTGTCATGTTATAACAGTCCTTGAGCTTTAACTTCTTTGTATGTACGATAATACTCCTTGATACGAGCAGTATCAGTAATAGCTTGTGCATACCATGTAGCTTCTGGATACTTACGAGTAAGAATATTGATAGTAAGCTCATTCATAGCACTAGCCTTACCAAACGTTTCAAGCTTCCATGCTGGTTTAGCTGCTTGAGCCTGTCCAGCTTGAATCTCCTCAATTATCCCTCGTGGTCTGCGAGGTACGTCTTTAATAAAAGCAGCCTCCCACGTAATCTTAGTAGTATCTACCTTAGGACGATTCTTCCACGTATGTGGTAAATCAATTGTCAATGAGAAGCTATTATTAATATCAGCTTCAATACCTTCGTAATTAAACATATCGAAATGCTTACCAAGCATCTGCTTAGCAAATTCAATATTAGGTTTGCTTACGTAGTCGTTATACACAGCAGCAGGAGAGCCAAGCTTACGGGCATTCTCACGGATTGACAACAGTGTGTTGCACCATGGAACAAGTACAGCAGGGTCCATATTACCACGCATACCACGAAACTCAACACTTCCATACTTTGTAAGGGCATGGATGTTGATGGCTGAATAGCGAATACGATCACCATTCAGATAGCGTACTTGATTGAAGCCATTCTCAAACAGTGAGTTAAGCGTCTCTGCATATCCCTCAGCATCACGAATACGTAGACAGAAACGATTAGCCTTACGAGATTCACCACAGAAATTCATCAATGGCTCTTCAAGCAAGAAGCAAGCATACAGGAATGCTAACAACTCATCCTCTGTCAACTCTTGTGCATTAACATGGACATGCACACTAGTACGGAAAGAGAATGCAAACTGAGCTTGAGCCTGATGATCAATAAGCTTACGCAATATTCCGGGGAATTGCTTATCACTTACTGGCTTACGCATAACATACTCAGCACTACAGTCTGGGTAGTTACCACGCAAGCTTCCATCACGCTCAGTACGCCAATGTGGCGAATCAATTACACTAAGGTTCTTACCTTCGCATTCAATTTCAACACCAAGACTACCTTTACAGAGAGGAACATTTAAAATTTCGTGAAGCTTTTTCATAATTGTTCTCAAGAAGAGCGTTTAGATATTCAAAATTAGGATCAAACTTGATGGTGTAATCATCTACAACACCTACTTTCTTAGTTTTATAGAACAAATCCCTGTCTTTTGTAACAGCAAACTGCTTATCAAAAGCACAAGCACCTTTCCACTCAACAGCGTTGTCAACAGCTTCCTTTAACGAAGGATATTTACCAGCATATGCATTGTAAATCTCAACACATTCTAGGCGTTTAACCTTCTCCATTGCATCACTTGCACCGTCAGGGAATACACGTAGAGCATTGATCTTCTGAATTTCAATGTTATTAATATTAATACCCAGATGAAACTTACGTTGAGGCTGACGAACAACGTACAGAACACCACGCATTACATTAACAAAGCCAATGCGTTTCTCAGGAACTTTGAAATCTTCCTGCTTGAACGGTGCTGTAAACTTCTTACCAGTTGAGAGATTCAACAGAGTAAATACTGTAGGACCAAACTCAATACTGAGAACTTTAACCAACACACCGTTGTGTATGAACAAACACCTGCTGTAGAGTGTTTCAATATCAGCAGCAGCAATTGCTTCAGCCATAATTAAGCTCCTCTAACCTTTGTTACACACTCTCGACCTATTTCCATAGAAAGTAAACTACCTTCTGTAAAATAGATTAGAACAATTGGACGATTTGGATATTTATCCACAACGATTCCACGCTTGTTATGTAGCGCATGATGTAGTTGTAGAGTACTTGGCTGGTCAATCCTAGCACGATACACCTTATCCACGATACACCTCAATATTCTCAGCCTTCAGAATCTTCATAGCTGCTTCCTTGTCAGAAGAATTGATGAT